GTCCGCTGGTGCGCTCAAAAAAGGTAGGGGTCATACGATCGCGCTTACCACTATTGCATTTGATGCAAGCGGCCAATAAGTTTTCTAATTGGTCTGTGCCCCCCTTGCTAATAGGGATTATGTGATCAGCTGTAGTAGCTTCTTGACCACAGTAATGGCAGGTATAGTAATCGCGTTGTAGGCATTGCTTACGGACTCTCTGCCAGTAGCTGGTGTTATAGCGCTTACTCAATGCCAACCCCGAGTCTCAAGGTGATGAAGTGCATCGCAAGCGCATTTATATCTATGTCTTATGTATTTAATATGCGCATCTATTTGCTTCTTAGGGCTAAGGTCTCTATACCAAGTAGAGCGCATCTGACCAAGGCCATAGTGAGATCCATTACGAGCTTTAGGATTCCATCTACTCTCTTTATAAATTAACCAGTTATAACATTCAAACTCTGACCAATCCATTTTATTGTAAGCATAAAGCTTTAGATTCATATCTGCTTTTGATGGGCTTGTATTGATTATCATTAGTAATGCAGCTATTAACGCTGTAGCCATCAGGCGAAAGCAATGGCCCCCCTCAACCTCCGCTAAAGGGCCAGCTGCGCGCCCGCGCTTTGGCGAGAGTGTAGCGCGCTTGTCAAGTAGGCTAACATAAGTGCTGTTCAGAGCCATATTTACCATCTACTCCAATCGATTCCCAATTATCTATCTGATCATCTATTGTTCTATATATTGGATAAATATCCTCAATCAACCCTCTAACTCCAATACTTTCTTGGCATCTATTTGATTACCGATAATAGCGTCTCTTAATCTATCTCTGCCTTCACTATGGAATTTAGTAGTTAAATATGGGTCAGATAGCGTCCCTTCTAGCCAATCAACTACTTCGCCATTTGGATCAATAACTATCTCATCGACATAATTGAATTTATCTAGTATCGCATCGCGAGATGATTCCCGGACTGACTCGACTAGCTCGCTGGGTATATTTGCCTTAACCCAATCAGTAAATCGCTTCTCTGACTTAACCGACCACTTAAACCTTGGCTTGGTCGTAGTCACATAAGCAACTACATCCTCGCCTAACTCGGCTTTAACTCTATCTGCACCTATATTGTCCATCTCAGCTTGCAGCTCTGCCCTTAGCCTATCTTTAGCCTTCTTAGCCTCATCAGCTATCAGACTGACTGCTGCCAGCTTCAGGCTCATTTCCTTGATTCCCATCTCTTTGCTCCCTTTTCTTTGCTCTATTCAATCTGACTTCTAGTGAGTGGATATTGATTCCACAGTCCTTGGCGATAAATTCCTTGTCAAAACCCCATTCCATCAGCTGACGGATATATCTAATAGAGTGGGGCTTTGCCATCTTCGTAGGGCCTTTCTAGCGTCTCGTTACCATTCCAGTATCGCACCATCTGCTTCTCAAATCCAGCAGCTAATCGACATACTCGGCAGCTTCCTGCCTTCATCTTATAATTACCGCATTTATCGCATCGGGTAATGTCATCTTCTTTACTAGCTACGCGATCTGCTGGATAAATGATGCGCTGAAGGAAGCATCGCTGACATTCAATCAACCATACTTCCTCGGGCGCTTCTGCTATATCACTTGTCTCATACCGATTTAGCTCAATATGCGGAGTAACTAATGCGCAATTAGAGCATTTGAAAGGATGAGCATCTTGTTTCATTTCTGAAACACCCAATGCCCATCTGAACCAATACGCATCCATTTAGCAGGATGACCAGATTTAGGTGTTGGACATACCCAGCCCCTATATTCTTTGCCTTCTTTAGTGCCAGTCTTTAGCACCATTGGACCATCGCCACCAGAGCAAAGCGGTATCTCATCAATTATCTCAGCACCTAATTGGTCTGCTATTGCAGTTACATCCCAGACAATTGGCTCAGGATCATTAGGGCGTTGCTCTTTTATGAATTCCGCAAGAGCTGGCTTAGTCGTTTCAATTGCCTTCTTTGGGCTCGGTTTAGTCTTAGCGAAGTATCCAGCGAGGTTAAGTGCGCGTCCCAACGATCCAGTTTCCGCAAGCTCGAGTGCATATTGCTTGGATTTAGACTCACTGGATAAACCTGTAGTCCAAGGATGTGCGTCAGCTTCAGTGCGATATAACTCAGTTTTAATGATATAGACATCACAATTAGCCACAAGCGACTCCGCCAAGATATGAGTCTTGATTCTATAATCTGGATAAGCATTTATAAACTCCTTTAGTCGGTCTTGAACTGAAACATAATCATCAAGGTAATTCGACATTTAACTTCTCTCTCCCTGCGAAATCACTTATCGCATCGTCTAGTTGTTCTTTTAATGAATAAAATGTGCCATCTGGCCAGTTCTGTGCTTCATCCGCGCAAGGTTGGCAATAGAACCTGACCTGTGCTTTGCGAAGCGGTGTCTCGCTTTGGACTTTCCAAACTGCTGGTGTCATAGCTCTTAAATCCCAGCCATTCTTATTTTGTCCCCAGCGATATTTGCAGTAATCGCAGTATTGATTCGTATTATGATTGCGAGTCAGACTCAATGTCATCCCAATCTTCTGGTGTAGAAAATCTGCATCGACCCAAGATAGCGGCGTATCCAATGAGATCGAGATACGAATCCTCGCGCTCTGGACTTTCCACCATTCGGCTGAGTTTTGTTGCAATAGCAATAAGTGCCAATTCAGATGGGTCTCTGAGCTGAATACCGAGAGCTCGCGAGATTTTGTAAATGCGTAGAAAATTGTGCCTCGGGTCTCCATACTCAATCCCTCGGTCAAATAAGGTAGCACCAGCTTCTTCAAGCCAATCACTTAAGGACTTCTGTGTATCGGACACTTGCTCTCCCTCTCTTATAGCCTTGATTGAAAGCTTTGGCTTTAGCTGAGTTCCAAAGACTCCAGATATAAAGGCCGATAAATGGAACTCCAATGATTATTCCTGCAACTGCTTCATCAGATAAATTAGGCAACATCTGCATTCACCCCATATTTATCTAACCAATATGCAGAGATTTCAGCCTTAGATAGACGGCCTCTTAACTGCTGCTTACCCATCCGCTCTTTAGCGAATCGTCTGATTATTGATCCCTTAACCCAATTTGTCTCATCAGTCCAAGCACCAGCTTGCGAGTCAAATCGAATAAAAGCTACTTTATTTCCCATTTTGCTCCCGTTCTGTAATCCGTAAATGGATTAACGGGCTAAATGTATTTGATTAAATCTATTTAGACCAGCAATAAGTCGGCGAGTCGTATATCTAAAAACCCAGCAAGTCGCTCATTGGTGGCTTTGTTGCCAAAGTCAGTAGTTATAGGCAACCTCTTCAAAGCCCACTCAGGCTCGATTAGAGCCCCTAAATCAAACTGATAGACCCCGTGAGGGGTTGAATTGATATAAAGGGTCTTAGCGCCCGTCCTAGCCCTTATATCGGCCAGATAATCCCACTTCTTCTTCTCAATCATTAAAGTGTCGTAATGAGTCCTACGGCATTTGAGCTCGATATAGGAATTGTAAGTAATGCCATCTGCTCGGTCGGTCGCTGATAAGGGCGTTAAGTCTGGATAAAGCGACTTAAGAGCCTCAAAGAGTTCAACCTCTCGAAAGTAGATTAGTTGTCCTCTTCTCCATCTTCCCAACCAATCTTCTTAATTGGGTCATCGGCAGGGACTATCCAATCGGGATAAGAACTACGATCCATAGCGAAAGCGAGTGAAGTGCCTTCATCCATACCAGCTCTGCGACAAGCTTTATAAACTTCATTGGCAGCAATAGCCCAGAAATCAAGCTTTGTTAATGGGGTTTCTTTAGTAGTCCTGCGTCTCTTTGGACGCTTGACTGGCTTCTTACTTACGCGCTTTCGCGTTGCCATTTCTGACTCCCTTCGCTAGCGCCAATTCTAGCTGAGACTCCATTTTATCAAGGCGCGACACTATTGGAATATTCTCCAATTTGATTATGTAGCGTAGGCCAGCAATTAGTAAGGCTATTGATCCTAAGACTGAAGCTACTAAGGTGGCCAATTCAGCCGCTGGCATTAACGGACTTTGCCGTAACGCTCATAATTTGGATTGAGCCAGTTGATGATGCTAGGCAAGACTGATACCAGAGCTGCATTTGCAATTGCATTGACATCTAGGCCGACCGCTAGATAGGTCGCTAGAGCTGTCGCTAGGAATGTCTTTGCCCAGCTTTCGGCCATCTTTTTTAGGTCGCTCATTCTTGTCTCCTTCTAGGTCAAAGTAGCTGCTGTCTTTGTCTCCCAAAGTTGTAAAGCTAATATGAAAATG